ACTGGCAGGTAGTCCTGAGACACGCCACGTCAGTGCACCTATAGACCGTGTCAATCCAAAGGCTCGCTTTGGCGCGCTACCCGGCGAAAAGCGTCTCTCAGCGGATGAGTTGGGAGGCATGGCTAAACCACTCGGCGCAATGCTTTCTTATAAGCACGGTACGGAGTACGTCAAAGAAACTGGTCCAGCCCTGTTGCATAAAGGCGAAGCCGTAATCCCAAAGGAAAAAAATATGAAGAACATGAAAGACCACATGATGGCTGGCTTGAGCGAAGGCGAAGACAAAAAGCCTAAGAAAGAAATCAAGCGCATCATCACGCACAAGTCGCACGATGGGAAGTTCATCCATACCCACGAGCATCATCACCCCGAGCACCACCCGGACGAGACACACGTTTCGAACGATATGGCTGAACTGCACCAGCACATGGAAGACCACGCTGGCTCCCCGAATGATGGCGAAGCCGCTCCCGCAGCGGGCGCAGCAGCCGCAGCACCGATGACAGCGATGCCGTCCGCACCAGCAGGCGCTCCAGCACCCGCACCAATGCCCGGTCAGTAAAGGAGAATCACAATGGCCTATAGTCCAAAAGAGAAAGCTCACTTCCATCGCGCAATGTCCAAAATTCATAAGGGCGCACTGCATTCTCATCTCGGGATTTCGAAGAGCAAGACAATCCCGATGTCGAAAAAGATTGCCGCCGCGCATTCGAAGAATCCGCATGTGGCAGCCATGGGCAGGCTCGCAGTCGCAATGTCGCATTGGAAACACGGCTCCAAGAAATCCTAAGCCGTACTTCGGGGAGGAAGTATGGAACTCAGTCAACTGTTCAAAGAGTACGACGAAGCTTTTGAACACAAGAATTATCAGCACAAGGGCATGTCTGAGGAAGAATTCAGCGCGCTCGCGTTGAAGAGTTTCCTACACATCACCCCGCAGCAGCAGAAGAATGCCCTGAACTCATGGTATCAATACATGGGCTCGTATAAGGGTTTGGATACCGCGCTTTTTATTTCGACAAAGACCGCCGATAGATTGCCGCCCGAAGGCACCGAGGAGTACAAAACTCTTCAAAACTTGGTAGCCTGTCTGCGGTTCATGTGTCAGACGAACCTTTTCTTTCTGTGTCGATTGCTTGGTTACTCCAAAGTCACGGCAACCGAACATCAGTGGCTGAATCCACAGACAAAAATCTGGGAGACGCACAATACTCACGAAGAAATCTGCAATGAGTTTTTCGTTCAGAAAGACCCTGCGAACTTTGCCACATTCGAGGCATTTGCGCTTGACTGCGACATAAAGAAGATGCTGAAGGAGCGATTGCTCCTCGTCCCCCGAGGCGGATTCAAATCGTCCATAAACATGGCGGATTGCGTTCAATGGGTGACATGTTTCCCTGAAATTACTATTGCTGTTCTGACAGGTAAATTGGACTTGGCGGAAGATTTCGTCGGAGAAATAAAGGCGCACTTCACGCTCGACGAGAATTTTGAAAAGGGCGGGTCATACCAAAAGCATCGCCCGCGCTTGATAAAAAATAAGCTGACAGGGAAGTTGACCACTTCTATGTTTCAAGTTCTATTCCCTGAACACTGCGTCAAGCCTGATGAGGGAAAGTGCACTGAGTTTCAAACACCTGCTTGCGTAGCAGGTGACAAAGAGCCAACCATTAGAGCAACAGGTATTGAACAGACTCTGGCGGGCTCTCACTTTTGCGTTGGCAAATTTGACGACGCGATTACGGAAGAGAACAGTCTTACCGTGACCCGCATGGAGGATGTCAACTATCGCATCGGTGTTGACAAAGCACTGATACATTCTTTTGGATTTACAGACTTCATCGGCACATGGTACGACGAGCGCGATTATTACGGCGTGCAAATTGCTTGGGACGATAAATTATTCCAAGCAGGCGAGCCGAATCGCGAGATGAAGATTTATCGGCGCGCAGTTTGGTGGCCCACCGAAGCAACCATTGCATCAGGCAAGGTTGAAGCTGAGTGGAAGCCAATTGATTGTATAATGTGGTTCCCGACGCAACTGACCTTTGAAAAAATGAAGGCGTCGTCGCAGAAGGAGCCCGAAGTATTTGCAATTAAGTACCTGAACGACCCTCGGCAAATTAACAAAATCAAGTTTCCTCGCGAATTGTTGATTCGCCGCACGCTGTCGCACAGATTGATTCCTCACCAAGGCATCATCGTGACAGCCATCGATTCGGCCTATTCTCTAGCGAATTGGGCAGACTACACCGTCATCATAACGGCACTGATCTACGGCGGAAAATTCTACATCCTCAACATGGTTCGGGGGCGTTTTAATGAGTACGAGCTACCCGCAGTGATTGCGGCCACAGGCAATACGTGGAAACCGAAGCAGATGGTGATCGAAGACATCATGGGCACACGATTTGTGCTCCGTGAGATTCGCAACGAAATGGAAAAACTGAAAATCAGTATTCCTATTCGTCCCGTAAGTTTAGGTCAAGGCAATAAGGCACACTCGAAAGCTTCGAAGGCTAAGCCCGTTGCACGGCTACTTGGTGACGAGCGAATATACTTCATGAACTCTTGCGAAGGTCTCGAAGAGATTTATACCGAGATGTCGCAGTTCACAGGCACTACCGATGACAAACATGACGACATCGTGTCAGCAATGTCATTGCTCGTAGAGATTTTTGCACCGTACGCGGAGAGCGCTTCGAAAGTCAATCTTCTCGAAACCCAATCTGTAGCCGATGCGCAAAGTTTCGAGATGTACCAACTCATTTACGGTCTCGGTCGTTATGCTGAAACAAACGCCGCATTCGCAGCAGACGACAATCCTCGGACACAGTTTGATTTAGGGCAGGCAGCCGAACAGATGCCAACTGAGGACGCAAATAGCGATCCATTGTCGGATTTGTTCTGAAGGGATTCCCGTGGCATTACTGATACCTGACGGTAACCCGCATCGCCCGCTCAATGAGCAGGATTATAAGGCGAACGGCGAACTGAAGACGCTGGACGCGAATCTTGCGCTAGTTGTAGGCTGTGCCTCCGCAGCAGAAGCATTCATTTCGAATAAGCAATGGAACCTGCTTTGGCGCGACGCCGATTTGTTGTATCAATCGCCTCGCCCGATGTCCGTGTATGAGAACACGTACATTCTGGAACCGAATGTTCAACGATTCACGGTAGCGAAAGTTGTAAATGCAATCGTGCCCCAACTGTATAAGGGATTATTTTACGATGACCCGCCGATGTTGCTGCGGCCTTATCCCGGCACGGAGCAAGCAGCAGTCGATGCAAAAACAGCAGTGTTTTCGTATCTGTTGAACGCATGCAATTTCAAACGCGAAACCAAATGGGGACTTGAGCAAATGGCTCACCTCGGTACTGGCGTTTGGAAGTGGGGCATCCGTTACGAGAAGATTGAAGTAAAGACGCGTCGTCCAACTACGTACAAAGACGGCGACAATCCCGAAGTTCCGACATTCGAGCGCCCGAACATCAAGCGCGAAGAGCGTATTGTTCCGCGCCCATTCTTTGAGTGGCGACCGCTCGAACAAGTATTCATCGACCCGAATACGCGTGTCGGTGATGCGCGCTGCGCGCGCTGGGGTATCGACATCCGCAATTTGGACTATTACGAACTGCTCGCGATGAAGAACGCCATCGATTCACTGGCTGAAGATGATCCCGCCCGCGAAGGTTGGGCATGGCCGGGTAACGGTAGCGATGCAGCGCTGAAACAGATGTGGATGCCGCCCGTTGAACAGGGCGCAGTTGAATTGATGTCTGATTCTTCTACGCACGTCACTGAGATTGTGCACCACTCATTACCTGATTCTCAGAACGTAACGCCAGACCTACTCCGTAAAAAGATGGAAGTTCTGGAATACTGGGATAAGGGAAGAAAGATTTTGATTCTTGACCGCGCGCATACATTGTTCGTCGGCAAGAACCCGTTCAAACAAATTCCTTTCTTGTCCGCCAATTGGTGGAACCGTCCGAAGGCATTCTTCGGAATGGGTCTCGGGTTAATCGTTGGGCAGAACCAACGTGTTGACCAAGGCTCGATAAACGCAATTCTGAAGATTTTGTCGTTTGGTGTAAATCCGATTTATCTGCGCAGACGCGATTCAAACACGCCGACGCAAATGATTCGAACAGGTATCGGCAGAATTCTCACAGTTGACGTTAAGGAAGGTCGGCCAGTCGGCGATGCGTACGGCATCCTCGAACAGCCAAAAGTACCGACAGAAGTTTGGGCTGCATTAAGTGAGTCGGAGAAAGCCACCGAGTCGAGTTCAGGAGCAGATGCGCAGTTAGTGCAAGGCAGCAGTGCAGGTCCACGTTCGTCTATGGGTCGCACCGCTACAGGAGCCACGCAACTAGGTGCCGCAAGTGCTACTCGACTAGATGGTCCGCTCGACAACTTTATCGAGCAAGTGTTCTCACCGTTCCTCTACATTCTTGATGACTTGGTATTCGAGTACATCTCGGACGCGGAACTGAAGTTCATTTGCGGTGAAGAGTTGGGCAAAGCGTACTCACTCAACTTAGAGCGTTACCATGAAGCACGGATGGAGTTTGAAGTGCTCGCAGGAGCAAGTCTCTCTGCGAAGCGCATCATGGCTCAGTCCTTGACGCTCATCACTCAGATATTTGAGAATCCTCAGATTCAGCAGAACCTTGCCGAAATCAACGAGGAATACATCGACTTCAAGCCGATCCTCAATATGTGGATGGAAGCCAGCGAGTGGAAAAATCGCAACGACATCATCAAGCCGTTGACGCCCGCAATGAAGGCGCGACAGCAAGCGAAGTCGGCACAAGCACAGTCCAACAGTAAGCTGCAAGCACAGCAAGCGCTCAATACACAAAAGGCGCAATTGAAGAGCGCTCAAGCAGACCAAGACAATCAAGCCCGCGTAAATCGAGACATCATTCGCGAGTCGTTCCGTAACTCAGCCATGAGCGAAGCAGTTCAAGGCGAGCCGAGCTCGACAGGGCTTGAAGGCAGTGCCGAGACTGGCACAGTCGAATAAATGGAGGGTCAGGAGTAGGCGTCGCTGCCTACTCACCTTCGCACCCGCATGATGCGAAG